ATCGCCTCCATAACCGCCGGCATGCCGGCCTCGCTGGCGATGGCGCCCGCCTCTTTCAGATCGACTTCCTCATGATAGTCGCGCAGCGCCGCCCAGATCAGCGCGCGGACGGTCGTCATGCGGATGTCCTCGGGCTTGTTGAGGGTGGCGGCGATCTGCGGGACCGGCTGGCCGAGAAGCTCCTCAAGCTCGCAAATCGCGTTGATCGAGAACGATAGGGTATAGGCCCGGTCGCCGACGTTGAACGCGACGGAACCACGGTGTGGATTTGCCATGATCAGGGTGCCTCATCCCAAGTTTCGGCCCCGGATACCGCCACGGTCACGGTCGCGGTCATCTTGTCATCGACCGGGATTTCTTTCTCGTAGCCGGTGATGACCGCGTTATAGGTGACGCGGTGGCCATTCGGGAAAGTGATGCGGTGCTGGACCGAGGCGCCGCTATCGAGGAGGCCCCGGATCAGCACGTCGCTTGCGCTGCCGGGTACGAAATTCATCTCGAAAGATGCCTCGCCGTTGTCGATCAGGCCGGCGATATATTCGCGGCGCCGGTTCGGGCTTTGCATATGCGTGGCGTCGATCCGATCGACCTCGGCGGCGCCGGGCGTGACGGAATTGACCTCCGCGACCATAGCAAAGGCGGGAGTGGTAAGGCTGGCATCCCAAATCTCATAGGTGGTGGACCAGCCGATTGCAGCGGCAGTAGCCATGACGACGCTCCTTGGGGTAGTTTAGGCGGAGTGAATGACCGTGAATTCCACGGCGATCGCGAACAGCGGCGTGACCTCGCCGGGGTCGGAGGCGGTCACATCCCGACCGGCGTCCTCGATGAAAATTCCCTGAATGATCCCGGCGCTATGGCCCTCTACGGCGGCGATCAGGGCGCGGGCCGTCTGCTTGGCGGACGTGAATGTGTCGCTGTAGCAATTCGCCTGAATGCGCGATGAGATCAGGTCGCGGCCCCGATAGTGGTAGGAGGGCACGCCATCGATGCGGAACAGCACGACATAGGGGCGCGGCATGGCCGAGCCGTCCGCCTGCTTTTGGGGCGCGCGCGTCCAGAACCGCCGCCCGCCTGCCACGCCGGACAGGAGCGCCGTAATCGCTTCTTCCATTTCGGATTTAGCCCTTTGCCGCCAGCCTTGCCGCCTTGCGCGCAAGCCGCTGCGCCGCCTTGGTGATCTGGACGGCGAGTTCGTCCTTGATGGTATCGAGGACCTGATTTTTGCCAGCATCCCAAGCGGGACGCGCGAAAGGCTGTGGCCCATGGCGCGAGGTGCCGAATTCTTGCAGATGCGCGTGCGGCACCGGCCCGGCACCGACGAAAACCTCGGCGCTTGCCTTGTCGTTCTTGAATTCCTTGCGATGCAGTTTCGCCTGCCGCTTGAACAGCTTTGTCCCGACGCCGATGGAGCTTCGCAGATCGTTGCCGCCGGTCTGCGGATCGTCGGGCGCCTTGGCGCGCATATCATCGGCCAGCGGCTCGCCGGCCTTGATCAGCGTGCGGCGCAGAACCGCCTTGCCGGTGGCTTTCGGCAATTCGGCCAGGGCTTGGTCCAGCTGTTTCAGCCCTTCGATCGAGACCCGAACGCCAGCCATCAACCCAAGTCCTTTACGGCGGTGATTTCGAGGAAGCGCGTATTGTCGCGGAGTTGCTTCATCTCCTTGATGTTCCAATGCGCGCCATCATAGGCGATGCGATCGGTGGGCTTGATGCCATCGACCAGGGCGTCGCGGCGGATCGCAAAGCGCGCCATCAGGAAGGCGCCGACCTGCCCTGCCGCCTCTTTCTCGCCCGATCCCGAATCCTCGCGGCGGGCGCGGCGGCTGATATAGGGCGCCCACGTCTCAACCGGCTCATTGAATTCATTGTTGATATAGCTGGCGCGCTCGATGGTGATTTTTTCGCGCAGATCGCCGGCCGCAATAGTCATCAGGCGATCCCCGGCCGGCGATATTTGCGGATGAGGTTTGCCTCGATCCGCTCAAGGTTCTGGCCGTTGTTCGATGCGGCCTCGTCATATTGCAATTGCACGCGGACGATGATCGCGGTCTTGATGTCGGCCGGAACGGTCTCATAGCCGGTGGCAAACTCGACCGACGCCCCGGCGACCTCATAGAGATAGTTCGGCAGTTCATAGGAATCGTGGAAGCGGAGATAAGACCGGCCGGCGGCATCGGTCAGGAGCGCATAATTGGTGTCGCCGATGATCGACTCCGCGCCGTCCTCATCCTTCCAAGTCACGGTGACGATATCGCCGACCGGGCGCAGCGGCAGAAGCAATTTCTGCTCGACCCGATCGAAATCCTGCCGCCATGTTTGCTCGGAAAGGATAACGCCGCCGAGGATGCCGTCAGGCCCTTCATAATGTGCAACGGCTGCCGCGATTTCATCTTGAAGCCGGCCGTCGTCCTCGTTGTGCTCGACATGGAGGGCTTTCTTGACATCGGCGAGACTGACGGGCGGCCCGGCCGGCGCGGTGACGCGAACCGGGCGATGCTTTGGAATGAGCATGCTCATGCACCCTTATTCTTCGGGGCGGCGCCTTCGGCCTTGTTTGCCGGGGGGCCGGGTTCAGCTTTTCCCTTTTCCGGCTTCGGCGCTTTTGCTTTTTGCAGGACGCCGTTCCTGATCAGATGAGCGACCTCGCTTTCTGCCGCTTGGCGGGTATCGCCCGGCAAATACATACGGTCGCCAAGATGCTGCCGCTTCACGGTGAACTCGGCCATGGTGGTTGCTCCCTTTCAAGACAAGGAAAAGGGCGGCCCCGAAAGGCCGCCCCCTGATCGATCAGGCTACATAGCCAAGGTCGCCGTAAATGAACGCTTCCGGCCGATAGACGGCCAGCGCGAGGCGTTCCTCGGCGAGGATCGTGACGAGGTTCTTGATGAAGTCGTCATTGACGAATCCAGCCTCGACGCGAGCGTCCCAGCGATCGAAAAGCTGTGCCCCGAGCCGGAAGGCGCCGGTCAGGAACTTGTCAACCGCGATTGCCTGAGTGGCGACGACCGGGAGGCCCCAAAGAGTCGGGCCGATCATCCCCTGCGGATTGCCGATGATGTACCGGCCGGTCGTGTCCTTTTCCAACTCGATCCGCGCCCAATCGGTCGGGTGCATAACATGGCCGGTGGCCGGATACTCGGCCAGCGCCGCCTGCAATTGAGCGAGCCGCAGCGTATCGATCGCGGTTGGCGCATCGGGCGTGAACGCGGCGGCATAGGCGGTAGCCTGCGGGATGATCCCATGCAGGTTTTGGCCAGTGCCGTCACCGTTCAACAGCTGGCCTTCCTCGACATAGGCGAGGCCATACAGGAGGCGCTGGTCGATGATCGAACGAAGCTGCGAGAAGTCGTCAAGAATCTGACGGCTCGCCTTCATCCAGTGGGCAATGACCTTCGCCGAGGTCGTGACCAGATCGAATTTCAGGTCCGACTCCGGCTTGGCCGCCGTTTCCGCGACGGGCGCCGCCGAATTGGTGAATCCCGTCTCACGGACGTATTCCAGCGAATTGCCGTCCATGCGACCCGGCGAAATCAGGTCACGAACCGTCAATCGCCGCTGCGGCAGGGCAAGGATGCCCGGCAGGCGCGTGGTCTCGACAGCCGCCCCGGCGGCGCCCGCCGTGTCGGTCGTCGCGGAGGTGATCGTCGCCTTAAAGCGAACGTCCGCCTTGCCCTTGCTCGGGCTGGACTGCGCCCAGTCCTTAACACCCTGGTCCTCGACGAACTGCTCGCCGATGGTCTTTTCAGGGGTGTTTTTGTTGCCGCCGCCGCGTGCGAGCTTTTGCTCGATGTCGGCGACCTGCTCTGTCAGGGCATTCATTTTCAGGAGAGACTCGTCGGCCTTTTCCTTCAAATCGTCGGTCATGCCGACGCCCTTGGCGGCCTCGGCGAGTGCCTTTTCGGCAATCTCCTTGACCTGATTCATGGTCTTGTCGAATTCGGCTTTGACCTCCAGAGCCAGCTGCTCGGCGGTCTTTTCTACAGGGTCCGGCATAGCGGAGTCCTTTCGCAGTGAGGGGAAAAATCAGCCGCGCAAAAGGGCTTGAAGAAACGCGGCCTGCTCGTTCGCCTTGCTGCCCTCGGACTCACTCCGAATGGCCTTCGCATAGCCGACAGAGGCGATCTGTACGGCTGCGCTTTTCGGGAAGCCTGCATCCCGCAGGATTTCCTCGAATTCCTTTGCCGGCATCGGCTCGCCGTCGCGGAAGCACCGCGCCAGTTCTTGGAGGCGCTCGCCGCGCCGCGCCAATGCCTCTAACTCTCCGAATTTGACGGCCTCGATCCGCGCCCGGCGATTGGCCGGGAATGCGACCGGGGAAATCTCGTAAAGCTCCAGCTTTTTCAGGAGGCGGACATTGCCATCCGGCTCTGTCTCGATTTCGCGATATCCGATGGAAAGCCCGCCGATCGCCTTTTGCAGCATCAGCGCGCGGACCTCACGGGCCTTCTGGATTTCGAGGATCAGCCGGCCTTTGCCGTAAAGGCCCTTGGCATCTTCGGCCAAATCCTCCCAAACGCCGATCGGATTGTCGGGATCGTGCTGCCAGAGCATCAGGACGTTGGTGCCCTCGCGGCGGTGCTTGGCGAGGCTCTCCACAAAGGCGCCTGGAACGACCTTTTCGCCGTAGGCATCCACATTGC